GCGACCCCTATCAGAGTGGAGCGGGTGGAGTGTTGCAGCCAGCGGGACATAGTGAAAAGCTGATCGTCCGTCAGCGTCTCCATTGCTTCGTGCATGGCGTTGAGGTCGTTGAGGTAGTCGGGGCAGTCCTTGACCGAGTGCGGCCATATGGCTTGCCCTTCGACTACCACTTTCAACGGGTCGGACATATCAATCACGCTCCATCCACAAGCTCTTGCAATGGCGATTCGTTGTTCTTCAGGCGTCATGTCGCCGTCTACGTCGGTTCCTCTTGGTATTTGTTTGCTCATAATGTGTTGTTTGTGTTGGAAATTAGGCGGTTACAAGGTTGTGGACTGCGATCCAGAACGCGATGAGGATGACTATTAGGAGGGGTTTCATTTAGATTCCCCCTCTGCCTTACTGATTGCCTCCCTCGCAGCCTTTAAGGCAAGGTATGCATCTGATCCCCAGGTCTCATAAATGCAGTCTTTAAGGCACTTGAGAGCTTCCAGCATCTCGGGAGCGGCTGCGATGAGGCGTGCGTCTGATGCGGTTCTTTCCTGGTAGTCCTTACAGTCATCATTTGTACGGGCTAAGTGAACAACTACCCCCATTCCTGTCCCGTTAAAGGAAATCTCCCACGAATGCCTTGTGTGCTTAATGGCCTCCCAAGGCCCCGGCGTGTGTTTTGGTTCCCTCATGATGACAGTGCGGTGACGGTTGCGAGGGTCAGTGCCTCCATGCCTGTGACTTGTCGGTGACCTTTTCCGCAGGCTTCAGAAATGGCGACTTGTTGATCTTCAGGACTCATGGTTTAGAGATTCTGGAGTTCCTTGAGGAATGGATCGAGCTGATCCTTGGTCAACTCCGCGATGTTCCCGATGTCGTAGTCCTCGAAGAGAACCGCCCACTTGGCTTTGAGACCGGCGATGTCCTTGGAGTTACCACTCTTCTTGCGGTAGGCCGCGCGGATCGCGGTGAGGTCGGTAGGTTCGGGGGCGGACTTCTTGTCAGAAGGCTTCTCCTCCTCGGCGGGTTCCTCCGGTTCTTTTTTGGAGGACTTCTTGGAGCCGAAGCTCATGGAGAAATCCGCTTCCTCTTCCTCAGGTTCCTCCTTGGGTTCCTCCTTGGGTTCCTCCTTGGGTTCCTCAGCGACGGGTTCCTTACCCTTCCCAAGGTACTCCGTGAGTAGATCAGGTACGGATGGGAACTCGGCTTCCCTACAAGGCTCCCCCGATTGGTAGATTTTTACGAGGGATTCTAGGGCGTCTGCTATTCTCTCTAATTGTGTTTCAATCATGTTTTTGTCTCTGTTGTTTTTGTTTGTTGTGGCGCAGGGATATTGATCCCTGAAAATGTTGTGTCAACTTTTTATGGTAATTATTTTACGAGGTCTCTAACTCTCGATGCGAGAAGGAGTTCCGCGGGTTCGTCCGCTCCATCGAGGTAGTTCCCCCGGTGGGTCCAGATCTTTGTGGAGGTTCCATCAACGTCGAAGGACGCACCCTCCTGGTACTCCTCGTATCCGAGAACTTTCAGGAAGTGGTTGATGCTGTGATTCCGGAAAGCGTCCTCTTGCGTCATGCTCTCGAGTCTTCCGTAGTGGATCACGTCGGAGGAGATCAATGGTTCGCTGTCCATTGCCAAGAGTATTTCGATCCGGTTCTGAAGCCTGTTCTTCCCAGCCTGCACAACTCCCCTACGATAGTGGGTGCTTGGTGCCGGTCCGTTCACTGGGAACGAGTCAGACACTTTCTTGTTCTTCATCCAGTGGCGAAGTCCTCCGGCGAGGTTCTTCGGTCCCTTGAACAACCGCTCGACTCTCTTGTAGTGACCACTGTCCACAACCGCGCGGATCTGTTCCTTGGTCTGGAGAGCGGACTCGATGATGAGGTACCGACGGTCATCGTCCTTCATGTGGAACGCATCGAAGTAGTTCGAGAACGCCAGCGCGTTGCCGTAGTTCGGGTGGGTGAACGCCGACACGTGCCGCTTGTTGATCGGGAGGATGTCGTCCGAGATGAACTGCTTGAGGTTGTTGGCAACGACTTCCCGGCTTTGGCCAGGAGTGTGGACTTCCTCAAGGATGCTGAACTGGGCTCCGACCATCCAGTCGTTCCACTGAGAGGTGAGCATGGCGGCGGATACGACTTTGAGATTCGGCTCTCCAATGACCGCCGCGATGATGGCTTTGAGGATACCTTTGCCCGCGCCCTGCCCGGACTGGATGACTGTCATCCACCGGATCTTCTGACCCGGATTCTGGACAGACCAGCAGATGTAATCAATAAGGACCTCCCGGTACTCGCGCTCTTCGATGAGCAGTTCCATGTGGGCCAGGAACAACAGACCGGCCTCCTCTGAAGTGGTGTCGTCCTCGACCGGTGTCGTGCTGATCCGGTACTCGTTGAGGAACTTCCTCCCCTCATACTCGATGTACGGCTCCATGCCTTCGTGCCTCGGGTCGTAGATTGAACCATCGACCTTAGGGATCTTGACGACGTTGAGAGCTTGGTGGACGGGTAAGATGGACGGGCGTCCCGTCTTCGCCAGTTCACTCTCGAGGTCTGTCGGCATCAAGTTCTCACTGAACGTGTTGTTGAACGCCTCCGGGACGAGCTTCGACCCGGTCGCTGCGTTGCAGAACTTGTTCTCGGTGGTGATGTAGCACCACGGGGACATCCAAGTCGGGGGTTCCGATCCCTGCTTCTCTGCCTTCTTGACGAACTTCTCGTCAGAGAGCTGTTTCGTCACGACGGCTTTGGACAGAGAGACCCCGGAGAGTTTCTTCGCCCTCGACCGGAGTGTCTCCATCAGACGCTCCTCGACGAGGCGGTTCGCGAAAGGTAGCTCCGAGATCCGACGGCACCCAGTCTCGAGGAGTTCGTCCTCATCTTCACAGGCTTTGATCCATTCGAGGATGCTCTTCTTGGTGGACTCGGCGATCTTGCGAGAGTCCCATCCGGAATCAACCGCCAGACGGAACAGGCTACCAATCTTGATGGGGCTCTTCCCCTTGGGGTCTGGGCGGAAACTCTTCCACTTGCCGTAGGTCTCCTTCTCGCCCCCGTACTTGGCTCCGAGAGAACTCCATTCGTCGAAGATTAAGTAGGCCGCTTTGGAATCCGCCTCGGTGCGGAACTGGTGACGAAGGGCGCAGGCGATGTGGGTCCACTGCTCGTAGCCCACGTCGGGGGAGATGGCGAACAGAGGTTCGCGGATGTCCTCGACCTGGACTCCTCCCATGGGCCAATCCTCAAGTCCGGTGATGCTGTCACCTTTGTGGGCGTACCGGCGATCCTCGTCGCTTGAGGTCTCCTCATCTACCACGTCCTCAAAGTCGTCGGGGTCCAGGGCCTCGCCATTGGTGCGCCTCCCGATCAAGGCCACGTAGTCCTCGTCCAAGTACTTGACGGGGCGGTACTGGGGTTGAGAGATGACCGTGGACTCACGGACTCCCTTGAACGAGCGGGACATCCCCAACAGATCCACCACGTGGCGGACACATTTCCCGTGGGTGTTGAGTGGTGAGGACTTGACATCCACGATGATCTTCAGCCGGGGCTTGGCATCGGTGTGACTGGCTGTCGTGTAGGCCACGAAGTTGTACGGCGAGAGTGCGTCTCCTATGGTCTCCGGAAATTGGAAGAAAGATTCTGCGTCTTTCGGGTCGTCGATGTCGAGGATGGCGAGGACCACGAACTCAGCGTTGTCGTCGCACCGATGGGTCTCCCCCTCCTTGAATGTGCAGGCAGTGACGTAGGGTCCGTCCTTCTCCTTCTTCCTGGTGGTGTCGGGGAGATTCCCGAAGTCCTCCCGGGTGTGTCTCATGGGGACGGGAACGGAGAAGTAGTTGTCAACGAGGTCCTTGAACCCCACGGCGTCGAGTTTTCGGATTGGTCCACCTACAACAGTGTGCGATCCGTAGTATCTGTTTTTCATCAAGGGTTCTTTTTCTTGGTCAGGAGTTCATACACAGCTTGGGCATCATCGGCATCGAGAGTCTTGGTCTCTCGCTTGAACCATCTACGGAAAGCGTAGTAGTTCACACCTGACTCGGTGGTAATGCTGGAGAGCTTCATTCCAGATTCCTCCACCAGTTTTCTTAGTTTTGCTTTCATGTCGCGGGGGCAAAGAAACACCCTAACCGCGATTGAGGTCAACCCCCAAATTTACAAATATGCAAAAAAGTTTGACGACGGGTTTCTGCTCCACTACTCCTTGCCCATGGCCGACCACTCAGCAGAAGGAATCTTCGCCCTCAAGAAAACCCCCGGCTTAGGGAAGTGCCCCGTCAAGGGATGCCGCAACCCGTCGGGGAAGAAGAAGGCGAGCCTTTGTGACAAGCACTATCAGTACCGGTGGCGGATGAAGACCCCCAAGCGTTCTGCCTACTCGACGCTCCGCGACCACGCCGTCGGCAGGGGGATCAAGTTCACAATCTCATACGACTATTTCCTCGGGGTCACCGATGCGTTCGGTTACTGGGAGTTCGAGGTGACGGAACTCAAAGAGCAACCGAGCATCGACCGGCGCGACCCGACCAAGGGGTACGAGCCGGGGAACCTGGTGGTACTAACGATCTCAGAGAACTCGATCAAAGGAAACCGGGAGAGGTTCCTCCCTGCTAACGTGCAGCACTACCTCGAGAAGAAGCGAAAGAGGATGCAGGGAGACCCCATCCCGGAGGAAGACCCGGACAGGAATCCTTTCTAGGATGAGGAGATGACCTCGGCCTCCCGGACTTTCTTCTCCTTCTTCTTCGTGGGGACCTTCCCGTTGAGTACTCGGAGGTCTGCCGCTTCGGCACCCGCCTTCTCGGAGTCCATGCCCAAGGACTGACGGAGCAGACCAACGCAGGTCTTGATGTCGTTCCACGATGCGAGCGGTGGGGGTTCGTCGATCAAGGTCCGGAGCTGCATAAGCATCACCCCCGAGGTAATCAGTTTCACTTGCTCCTCTGGGGAGGTGGCCTTTGCCAGTTGCGCCTTGAGACTGCCGACGTGTTGCTCGATAGCCTTCTCGTATGCGTCCGGGTCAGCGAGTTCGGAGAAGCTCAACAGGCTCTTCTTCTTTTCCTCCGCCGATGGCCCGAACTTCTTCCGGTTCCGGAGGTCTTTATCCAACCGAGTCTCCCCCTCCCGCAGAGGCAGGTCCCGGATTGAATTGGCCCACGCCTCCATCTTCGCGTTGAACCCTACCTCAGAGAGCTTCGATCCACTCTTGACCCCGCTCTCCTTTGCCCAGCGTTGGATGGTGCTGATCGAGACCCTATGTCTGTCTCTGATCTTGCGGTACGGTTGTCCGTCGGATAGGAGACGGAGGATGGCTCTTCGGGTACTGCTTGCGTATGCGGCTGTCTTCACTCGGTACTTGATAGCACAGCCTCCGCCCCCCACTCAAGGCTTGATTGGAGGACCCATCTTGGGTTAAGTATCCCATGTGGCAAGGCAAACAGAGAGTTACACAGTCAACCAACTGAAAGAAATTCGGCACGCGGAGTTCTACCCAAGGAAAGATTCCATTGGTGGGTGGATAGTCGGGGACTTGAAGATCCCCGTGTGCAACGACATCACCGCTCTGCTCTTCGCGTTCCGCCACTCGGAGTTTTCCGAGGAGAAGGAGTACCTGTTCTGGGAGATCGCGGATCGTTTGTGGAACAAGGGTCCTGAAGAGAGCGACCACATGATGCGGAAAAACAAGTGGTCCTGGAAGATGATCCACGAGGCTTGCCGGAACAAGTACCTCTCCATCGGGGGTGCCGGTTCCTCCGGGAAATCCTACGTGATCGCCGGATGGTGCTTGGTCAACTGGCTGTGCGCCCCCGAGGACACGATGGTCCTGTTCACTTCGACCGACCTCGGCGGTGCCAAGAAGCGGATCTGGGGTGCCGCCATGAAACTCCTCCAAGCTGTGCCGTGGGCACCCGCCAAGTACCGCGAGTCTATCGGGGTGGTGGCGTACACCGACGGCAACAAGATCTCGGACACCGCAGGTATCCAGCTCATCGCCTCCGACAAAGGCACTGCCAAGCTGGGCAAGATGATCGGTATCAAAGCGGCCCGGGTTTTCCTTTGCGCGGATGAGCTGACCGACATCTCCCCCAACGTCCAGTCTGCCGCGGTGGGTAACCTTTCCAAGAACCCCACCTTTCAGATGATCGGTCTCGGTAACCCCAGCAGCAGACTCGATCCGTTCGGCATCTTCAGTATGCCCAAGGAAGGGTGGGAGTCGGTGGATGTACTGGTGGATTACGAGTGGACGACCCGGCTGAACGGGAAGTACGTCCGTATCAGCAGTGAAGACTCTCCCAACATCGACCAAACTCCCAACGCGGAATATCCGGTCGGGGGCTACTACCCCTACCTACCAACTGAGGGCAGCTTGGCGGAGGCACTGGAGAACATGGGTACCTCCCCAGAGGAGGCCCGTAAGAGTCGGGAGTGGTTGCGATTCAACGCCGCTGTCTTCTTCGACCAGGACGAGGAGGACAACGTCTACTCAGAGAACGAGATCATCCGATCCGGTGCGATGCTCCGGCTGGGTGACGACAAGGAGATCCACAAAAAGATTCACATCGCGAGCTGTGACCCCTCGTTCTCACAAGGCGGGGACAACACCGTCCTGACATTCATGGATGTGGGGTACGATCAGTACGCCCAGAACTGCCTCAAGTACAAGGAACACATCTACCTCTACGAAGATGTCACCAACGTCGAGGAGCCACGGAACCTCCAGATCGCGAAGAAGATCAAGAAGGAGTGCGAGAAGCGCGGGGTGAAACCCGAGGACTTCGGGATAGATGCGTCCGGTGCCGGTGGTGGACTGGCGGACATGATCGCCTTGGTCTGGAGTCCGCTGATCTTGCGAGTCCAGTTCGGTGGTGCCGCGAGCGACCGGAAGTTGAAGCATGACACTTCGACCACTGCCAAGGATCGCTATGGGAACCGGGCGTCTGAACTCTTCTTCGCCGGGAAGCACTACTTGATGGGGCGGCAGCTATCGGGAATCCCCGAGGTCGTGGTCGGGCAGATGTGCGGTCGGCGGTATGATATGACCAAGGGGACCAAGGGGATGGTGCTCCATGTCGAGAGCAAACGACTCTACAAAGCCAGGGTAGGGAAGAGTCCGGATGAGTTGGACTCCTACTTGGTGGGCATCGAACTCGCGCGAGAGCGGCACCTGTTCATGCCACTCAACCCACCTCTCAAGAAGATGAATCAGGAGAAGCTGGACTACTGGTTGTCGAACCGCCGCAGTCTCGACACCTACGCCGCAGACCGAGTGGGGTTCGTTGGGAATCTCGGGGCTTGATTTGTCACTGATCGGGGGCTACGATCCGCGCCATGGCTGGAGCACTCCGAAGAGAACCAAGACGACTAGGCTCCCGCTCGGGGGATCTGAAGAGAGCGGCACGTTCCATCAAGCGTGGCGGGGGTGACCCAACACGAGTCCTAGAGCAGGCAGCATTGGCCAAAGTCGGCGAGCGGGGCATCCGTTCGGCGGACGAGAACACCGCCATCCGGGACTTCCGGAACCGCAGTCGGGCTGGACAACTGGAGCAACAACGTCGGGGCCTGGTCGGTAAAGAACGGGAGGATGTTGAGGATGCTGAGGGTGAAGCTCCTCCTGCAATTGGAGGGGGCAACCGAGCCCTCAACCAAGGAGCTGCGGATAGGCGGGCAGACGCCACGCCAGAAGATCTTGTCAGCGGGGGTTCGGATAGTAACTCTACCTTTTTCGCGGAACCTGCGGAGAGAAAGCTGAGTTCCCCTGCCCGACGTGGTCTGAACAACTTCTCCGAAAGAGCTTTGGCAGTTGGGAAGGAGGAGTCCTCCGCCAGCTCCCGCCCTGTCATGTCCAAGATCAATGGTAGGGAAGGGAGTGGGGTCTTGGCATCCATGCGTAAGGAGTCCGAACCCCGGAAGTTTGGGTCGGACATCGCCAAGCGGAACATGGACCCAGAGACCGGAGGTTCCTTCGAGAACGCACTCGCCGACTACCGGAGTCGGGAGCAGACCGACGACATGGAGAGGGGACAACGGGACCGAGAAGGTGCCCTGTCCTCCGACGATGTGACTCCCGAAGCCGGACCGAAACAGGACTGGGTCGGCAGGTCGCGTGAGCGACTCGCCCCAACGAGTCTCGGCGAACGCAGCGACGAGGTGGAGGTAGCAACCATGGGTGACACTTTCGAGGACATAAGTTTCCGCACCAAGGAACGCTCCACAGCAGGAGCTGAAGCGGGGTCGAACCGGCAGTTGTCCAGTGGTATGGCGAGACCTTCGTTGGACAACCCTCGTGTGAATGCCCCGACCCCACAGATCGACATGGACACCGAGTTCGGTGATGAAACTCCTAAGTCTTTCTTCGAGACCGGCCTCGCCGCCTCCCAAGAAGAGAACGCTACCAACGCACTTCGCATGAGTAGGCATCAAGCCAGGGTCCGCGCAGACCAGGCCCAAATGGACAAGGGTCTCGCAGAAGCCGCCGGTAAAGTGGGGGACGCCGTGACGGCAATCCCTTCTCTACTCCGCTCCCGCCGGGACGCCTTCACGGATACCTTCGCCCGTGAGCAAGGGAAGGACTTGAAGGCCCCGCTCCGATCCCTCGCCCTCGCGGCGACGAGACCCCGGGCGAGCACACCACTCGAAAAACAAAAGCTCGCGAAGAAGAAGAAGACAGCCTTCGATCTCGACCGGGCAATGAACCTCTCAAAATAACCTGACCATGCCAGCAAAAGAATTTTCCTTCGAGCAGGACATTGCTCCCCATGCCTCCAATTTCTTCCGGGAGATCGGGCGCGACCGGAACCTGTCCACCTCCGCAAGACAGCAGCTCCAAGGGGATATGCTCGGGGGCGTCACGGAGATCGAGACCCAACGACTCAAGCTCCAGGGAGAGCGTGACCTTGGGCGCATGAGGAAGCTCCGGATCGCAGAGGGGGTCAGTGCCATGGAGGACGCCCGCGCACGCCGCATCCGGGAGGAGAACTCCCGCAGTGATGCACTCTCCTTGAAGAATCAACTCCAGGAACTCAACGCCTCTGATCTCACGGATGAGGAGAAGCGCGACCAACTTACCGGCCTCGAGATCACTCACTCGGGCAACCCCGACCTGTCTGTCGGCAGGCTCCTCGGAACCTACCGCTCCAGTCTCCCCAGGAGGGAGGCGTTCACCGCCACCCAGAAGGCCCATTTCGCAGCCAGTGGGGTTAGCGCAGAGACGATTGCTACGGGCGATCCCGTGGCAATCGGAAAGGAGTCGCGGGCTGCCGCCGGGGTACAGGCTACCCAAGTTCAGAAACAGAAAGAGGAAGCCATCCTCGCCAAGGACGCCCGGGCAGCTCGCAAACACCTCCTCACTGGGGAGATGGAGATGGCACCGGTGGTGATCCATACAGAAGGGCAACCTTCCTACGTGGACAAGGATTCCGAACCCATCTGGATGACCGACGCCAGCACCATCTTCGCTGAAGAGGTTGTGAAGAATCTCGGAACAGAGGAAGAGAAGGCTCAGTTCAAGAGACTCAAGAACTCCCCCAGCGACTTCGCGAGGATGCGCCTCATAAACCGGATTCAGAACCGCGGTCTCGCTGGTTCTGTGTTCGGGGACCCTTCCGCCGAGCGTGCCCGAAGGCTCCTCGAAGGTGGCGAGTAATCAATCGCTTGACACCCCGCGGATTACGTGTAGAAAGGACTCGCCATTGTTTTAGGCATCTGGTCCCGGTGGAGGTTTTTCATGTTTCCCTCCCCGGGACCTTTCTCTTTATCAGAGGCTCAGTCCAACCTCTGGTACCTCGCGTACTTCCGTGTCTCCTTGACCAGTGTGGCATGGGTGTCGGGGTTCTCTTTGCGGAGCGTCAGCATCCTCTCCGCAGGGAAGGTCGGTCTGTCCGTGACTCCCCGGATCGCTTTGAGGCTACGGTCTTTGGACATGCCGCTGTCTGTCATCAGAGGAATCTGCTGCGGGGTGGTGAGACCCAGGCTGTTGTACGCCTTGTGAATCCGATTGGCCTTTGACCACACCTTCACCCGAGCGGCGACCCCCGCCTTGACGAGCTTCGCTACATCGCCATCCGAGATCCCCCTTGGGGACATGATAGGTGCGGTGATCTGCCACAGCTCCCGGTTCTCTTTGGCGATGTTCCTGTAGGCGCGAGCCGCGAGGTCTTCGAGTCGGTGGACCCGGACCTTAGTCGGCAGTGCCATCCCGAGGACAACTCCGAGCGGGGTTTCGAGGAACCCATCCTCGTCGCTCGGTGGTCTGTGGACAGCCTGACCGGCCTGAAGAAGTTTCTTCCCGAGAGCTGGGGTGTACGCTCCGAGGAGGAGATGCTTGGACGCCTTCATAATCTTGGTCGGGAAGTCATCGACCTCCAACCAGATCGGCAGGCCGCGCGACTCGTCGAGGTTCCTGGAGACATCCAACATGGCACCTGCCGCGATGTTCTCTCCGAGGAACTCCTGAGACACGAACCGTCCGGCGATCTCTGGGATCTTGGTCACGTCTCCAGACATGAGGGTCTGGGTCAGAACGTCGAGCGGGAAGGAGAACAGGTTGGTGTAGGTCAGGTCGAGTGTCCGGAGCTTACCGTTCTCCTTGTCCATGAAGTACCAGAACGAGGTGTTCTTGGCGTACTCCGGCATGGCGGCACGGATCGCTTCGTCCTCCTCTTTGTCGATCCCCATCATGGTCTGGAGGATGATCGGCATGGCGACTGTCAACCCACCGTGGACGAGACCGGCAGAAGCGAGACGCCTCATACCGTGGTTCCGGAGCACGTCGTTCTTCTCCGCCCTCCCTCTGTTGAAGTCCTCGCGCCCGAGCTTGTAGGTGTTGACGATGGTCCGGAACATCTCCGTCTTGAACCGGATGAAGGGGGCGATCAACGCGGCGGCGGAGATCTCCGAGAATCCTTTGACTCCCTGTGAGGTCTCCGACTTGGAGCTGGTCACCATCTTCACCCGGCGAGCTGCTTCCTGCTTTGCTTCCAGCTCCGTATCGTAGATCTTGGCCCGCTTCAGCGCATCGAGTTCGGCCTCGAAGATCGCGGTGTTCACCCAGGTCTCGGTGATCTCTGCCGTTGCCTCAAGGCCACCCATGAACTTACCCCATCCGTCACGACCACTCTTGAGGGCGGTCAACAACTTCGGAGTCACCTCCACACCCTTGCCCTTGATCCATTCGAGGGCGGCGTTCGGGTTCTCTTTGTATCTGGCGAAGAGGTCGTTGAGGTAGCTGACGTGGACACCGTCGCCAAGGACACGCAGGGCGGTAAGCTCTTCGATGTACTCCTCGGTCTCTTGGTCTACCTCGGACCCTATGGCGGAAGCGTAAGCAGCTTTCCAGGATTTCACCCCATTCTTGCTGAAGGGGTTCACCCCTTGGGCGAGGCCGACGAGAGTGGTTCCGATTACGTTCCGGGTGTAGAACCCGGGGTTGCCGAGAGTCACGATCCCGAGAGAGGTCCCTGCCAGTCCGAGCATGGTGGAGTTGAGCTGATTGAAAGCCTTCCCCGCCGTGCTGTCCTGCATCTTCTTGGAGTTGTTGAAGGCTGCGTCCCATGCTTCCTTGTTCTCGGGGGAGGTGAAGTATCCATCGAGAGGGGCGTATGCTTGCGCGAGTGCCCCGGTCCCAACAACGGAGACCCACTTGGAGTACTTGTTGTTGGCTTTCTTCTGGGCCTCGGTGATGATCGTTCCCATCTCGAGACCGGCCTTCTTGGTGGCAGCGAGTTGCATCTGCGAGAAGAGGATACCCGACACGGATGCCAGTGTCTTGTTGGCGTTGAACCAAGGGTCCTCGATGGTCTCAAGGACGTTCTCAATCGCAGGCGGGAGGTTCATCTGGTGCAGGAATCGCTCGGTCTCCGTCTTGATACCTGAGTTTGACCCGGACATGTAACTCCCCTCGTGACCCTTGACGAAGTCTTGGAACATCGTGGTCGCAGAGTCGTTCGTCGTGTCGAGTTCGGAGACCACATCCCTGAGGTTCGCATCTGGGGTGTGCTCGTGCTCCGGCAGCTTCTTGAGTTTCTCTATCTCGATGTCGATGATCTTCTCCTTGAAGAATGCGGTCAGCTCATCACGCGGGATCTCGTAGGTCGAGTCCTTCGCATCGAGCAACATCGCCGCCATCGCTGGGTCCTGGTGGAACCGGTACGAGCGGACGAGGTAGACTCCATTCTGCCTGTCGATGGTGGCTGAGAGGGATGGGCGATCCTCCTTGTACCACTGGGAGAGTCTCTCGGAGAACTCATCCGTGGTGTCCCTCATCCGAGTGACCCAGTCATAGGTCAAGGGCTTGGTGGCTTCGAGGATCTCAAGCGCGCTCGACTGGATGTTGCGGCGTCTCTCTGCCTCTTGGAACATCGAAGCACTCTTGGTGTCTTGCTCCCACTGCGCGACCTCATTGATAGCGGCCTCCCGCTTCCTAGTGAACTCGGCATGGACCAGCTTGTACGTGTCGTTGGCTTTCTTCTTCGCGGAGTTCCGCTTCCGAAGGGTGTCCTTGTTCTCGGCTACCCGGATCTCTTCCTCGAGAACCTCCGCGGCATCGGCGATCTTAGTCAAACCAATCGCGTTGGCAGTCTCCATGCGGGTGTCGAACTCCGCTTGGATGGAGTGCTCCGCGCTTGGGGTGAGGAGGGGGGCGGAGTTACCGAGGGCTTGGTTGACCATGTCGATCTCCGGCTTCTCCTTCTTCATGGCCTTGTCGTAGAGCTTGTTGAGCTTCTTGAGCTTCTTCTCGATGACCGTCTTGAAGGCTTTGATGTCCGCCTTGATCGCGGAGATCGGACTCCGGAGGTCATCCCTCTGGGTGAACATGCGACCGAACCAGTTGGCGCGGTTCTGGTCGAGGTTCTCCTGGGCGATCACCCGGAGTTCATCCTCTGGGGTGTTCTTGTGCTCCGGCAACTTCCCGAGTTTGGCAATCTCAGCGTCAACCTCAACCTTACCCGAGTGAGTCTTCTCACCGTGGCGGATGTCTGCGAAAACGCTGTGCTTGAAGATCACCTCCCATCGTCATCGAAGACGAGCTTGAAGGCGGTCCCTGCTTGGCGGACAGGCTTGGGTTTGCCTATGTCCTTCCACTCAGCTTCGTCAAACGCTAGCCCTCCATCTGGTCGTGCTGCTCCTGCCTCCTCTGGACGGCTAGGTCCTCGAGAACTGGCAGTCCCTGCAACTTCATCGCTGCTTCCCTGAGCTGGGAATCGTATGTTTCCTGGGTCAAGCCGTTCGGCGGCATCCTGGTAGTCTGCTTTCTCTCCCCTTGATGAGGTCGCACCGAACCTTGTGTAAAGATCTTTTTCATGGAACCAAAGGATCGCTTGCAAGTCTGCATTGGTCAAATCTATTCCACTATTTCTCAACTCTTTCTGGGTGGCTGCGAAGACCTCCCTCATCCAGACCCTGTGATGGGAGCTGTCCGGGGTGTCGGCTCCACCATCGAGAGTCTCGATGAACGCCTTGGCGGAGAGGTTCACGAGAGTCCGCTCCTCCTTGAGGAAGCCACGGGCGGAGTACCCGTTCTTGGTTTGCTTGGCCCAGTCGTAGAGGACGGAGAGTCTGCTTCGGACATCGTTGGCGGAGGTCGCCCATCCCGAGTTCTTCTTGGTGTGGGCAAGGAGTTCTCCGATCTGCTTAACAACATCCTTGGGGACTCCCAAAGTTGGGTCCTCCACAAGCATCCGGAGCTTGGTGAGTAGTGCCTTCTCGGGGTTGAATGCCCCGAGGTCTCCACTCAGGCGAGCCATGGTCCGGCTGAACCACAGGTCCATGGTGACCGAGTCATACTGACCGTTGATGTTGGCGAAGAACGAACCGATCTTCGGTCCGAGGAAGGTGGCCTCGACGACCTCCTGCTCAGGGACTTCCTCGGAAGTTGTGACCCCATACTTCTTCTTCATCTGCTTGTAGGTGGTCTTCGAGAGCATGTCGTCCCGAGTCTTCTCCCATCCGTTATCGTTGAGAAGTTTGTTGAGCTTCTTGAAGGACTTGCGGACCGCCGCACCTCGCTCGTTGCGCTGGATATGGTAGTCCTCTGGGAGGGCACCATCTACTTTTGTGATGGCGTAGGCGTTGGCTGCGTCCTGCATGTTGGAGAATACATCCTGTCCGTTGGAGGTGATCGCGAGGATCGCGGAGAAGGTGAACCGTGCTTCCTCGGAAGTGCGAAGCTCAGGGAAAGTGTTCTCGATGGACTCGAACATCCCGGAGATCTTACCGCGGTACCAATCCTTTCCAGACCCATCCTTGGTCAGTGACCGGGCGGTCTCGTAGGCAAGGCTCTTGGCGAGGCCGCGGATGCTGCGGGTGTTGTCGAAGTTGTGCCACCCCATCTTGCGACCACGGTGGCGGGCCTTCCAGAGACCTGTGAGGAACTCGGAGAACTTGACTCTCCCCACCTTGGCGGTGCCCCTCTTGTTGAGGTTGGCGAGGATGAGATCGTTGCCTGCCTGCACGACACGCAACGTGGTGGGGTCGAGGTCCCCGAGGTCGCCACGATTGAGCAGTGGCTCACCGGCCAAGTCGATCAAAGAGCTGGTGTCCCCGGCTGGGCGAGGGTTATTGCGGAGGTACTCGGAGGCTTCCGCAAGCCCGGGGTCGGCGTCCGGCGGGATCTGCTTGAGGGTCGGGAAGACCATGGCCTGCGTGGCGTCCGGGTTGTTAGGATCGAAGTCCTTGACCGTGGAGCGGGTGCCATCGCGGAGGGTAGCGTGCATCGCCGCAAGCCTGTCCACTTGAACCGCGGTGGTGGTGTCGAACCTCTTCTGGAGACTGTTCCACATGGACTTGGCCGCTGCCTCCAGGTAGGAGAGGGTGCTCTTCTTGATCTCAGGGTTGGCGCGGAACTGGGCGAGACGTTCCTTGGACACGTTGCCGGTGACCGTGTTGTCGAGCAGATCGCGGAGGGGTTGCTCGTTCTCAGGGGAAGTGGTTGGGGTTTCTGCGGCAGTGCCAATCTGTTCGAGAGCGGACTCCGGAAGCAGTGCATATTTCTGAGTGGCGAACGGGCGGTCAACTGGGTTCACGAAACCAGGTTGTCCCTTCTTGATCGGGACCCCGTCACGGAGGAATGAGTCTGAGTAGTTCACCCATGAGTTTTGCCCACGTGTCTCGGTGGTGATGGCGCGGCGGGCGAGTGGGTCTTTGATCGTCTCAAGGTGCGCTCTCCATGCGGACTCCTCACCGATTGGTCCGAACGAGGAACCGAATGCGGCGTGTGCGATGTAGTCGTGGACTCCACGGAAGACATCATTCACCAGCATCGGACGACCGTTGAGGTCAACCAGTCCGGTGTCCTGGAGCATGGGGTGGGTACCATCCTCGAAGACGGCTGCGTTGTCCCCGAAGGTCTTCGCATCCGTCCCTTGAACCTGGAGGACTCCCGACTTCACCGCATCAACCATCTCAGAGGAGCTGTTGTACGGGGAGTCATCAACCACCTCGAAGGTGATACCTGCGTCCTGAATCGCTGAGTACTGTTCGAGAACCTCCTTGGCCAGGTTGGCGTAGGCTTGTGGGACTTCTGGGTCTGCACTCCCATCTTCCGGGAGGGCTTCGTACATCTTCGCGATCTGGTTCTGGAGATCCACTTGGTCCCGGGTCGCTGGACGCTGTTCAATATCCTTGGCCACGACGACCTTCCCCTTGGGGAGGAGGGCCTTGTATGTTTCGTACGCCTCCGGTGCGTGGTCTCGGGAAGGGGTGTTCTCAGGGGAGCCAGCACCCAACGCATCCTGGTGAGCCACGTCTCGGTTGACCAGGGCGTGTGCCTCATCCTCGGCCACCCACTTGTCGGCGAGTTCGACCTCGCGATGGAAGTCCTCGGCGTCGATGGTGTTCGTGTATCCCTCAGGGGTGATGCTCTGGAGGTAGGAATCGACGGAAGCTGGGGTCTCGAAGTCTGCCTCAGTGGCGACGACGGGGGCGTCCTCGATCTGCTTGAAGCGGATGTCGGGGGTCTCTTGGTTGAACCTCTCGGAGAGGGGGATCACGTTGCCGTCAGCATCATAGGTGGCGGGGTCGGTGTCCGGCCACATGGAGTGCTTCGTGAAAGTGGGTTGCCCAATCTGGTCAAGCAATCCGATTAGCAGGTTGGCTTCCTTGTTGGCAGCATCCTTGACTTCTGTGCGATCACCAAAAAAGTTAGCTAATTCGGCGCGGACAGTTAGGTCCTCCACACTATCCTCGGTAACTTCTTGCACCGGCATCTCACTGAGCATACTGGCGAGTTTGAAGATTTCCGACTTCTCGTCACCGAGGTTGCGGAGTTCTTTCTCCATGCGGGCATCTGGTTTAGTCTTCTGGATAGCAACGGTTGCTTTGTTGAAGAGCATCTTTTCCGCATCAGTCATGTCGGCTGAACGTGCCAGCTCGGCACCCTGCGGGGAAGCCACGGAAAAGAAGAGGTCAGGGTCAGACTCCAATTCTGGGTAAGACGTTTCCCTGGTATTGAAGGGGTCGAGCTTCTCTAACAGTGCGGACAGTCTCTTCCACATGGGGAGTGCTCTATCGACCTGTGACCTGACATTGGTGTCAACCATCCGTTGTTGAGTCTCCACGTCCCCACTCTCGACCGCTTCCATGTAGGCAGCGTCTTGATCGGTGATGGACTTCAGTGTCCCGTCCGTATCGCCGGTATCCACAGGACCCCACTGTCCGTCCTGCGACTCCATCAGGGAGATCATGTCTCCCATGACCTTGCTCAGTTCGTCCTTCTTGCCTACCTTGCCACCACGGACGAGTCCCACCAAGGTGTCGATGACAACCTGGAGCCAGTTCTTGTCACCCTCTTGGGTGAGGCGACTGACCTCTTCTTGGAACGCCTTGTCCGTGAACATGTGGGTGATGAACTCGTCGGTGTTGGAGAGTGCGGTGGCGAACTTGGGGTCCGCGAGGGCGACCATGTTCTCCCGGATGCGGTCGAGCTTATTGACCAGGCCCGCCTGCTCCTTGTTCGGGTTGGACACAGACTCTTGGGTGGCCGCATGGAGAAGCTCGTGGAGCACGGTGTCCACGACTCCCGCATCATCGCCCCACCGTGGGTTGACGAGCACTTGGCCGGAGGACTTCAGGAACGCACCGGCAAAGGAGTTTCCTCCCATGTCCACCGTGGTCATCGTCGTGCCATCCACCATGGTGGGGAAGCGGAGAAGGAGATCCGCGATCCCCTTGTGGAGGTCAGACCCGGACTTCGAGACTGACTCAAGGAAGGGGCGGGTGCCTTTGGCGAAGTTGTGGCTCTTCAAGATCCCTTTGTTCGCCTTGTGGATCTCCCGGCTCTTCGGGGTGTTGAAGCTCACGGCTCCGCCACCTGCTGCCAGGACGATGTCGGCGAACTGGTCGAGGGTCTTCGCTTTACCGAGGGCCTTGGTGAGCTTGGCCACCTTGGCCTTGCCTGCCTTGGTGCTGGCGGGCAGTGTGTCGATGGCAGTCTGGGCAGCGGCCTTGGCTTGCTGACCTGTGGTGAGTCGTGGACCCGCCGGAGTGCCGTGCATCATGGCAACGACGACTGGCTCCTCGCGGGCGGCGTCGATGAAGAAGGCCGCATTGGCATCGGACATGCCGGTCACGTCAATCCCTTTGGCGGTGAGGTACTTGTCAATCGTTGCGCGGTTCTTGCGAACATGTTGACCTCGCTCTGCCATCGGGGCTGCGAGCACGGGGGCCAAGGACTTGGCCTCCTCTGGGGTGAGTGGGTCAGTGTCCTTCGGCTCGTAGAAGATGTCCTCTACGGGAAGGGGGTTCTCATCTGTACCGAGGTCCAGCTCCATCTGACCATCCACAGGGGTAGGACCTGTGTCTGGTTGTCCTTCAGGTAGCGTGTCCGTCGGCGTCCCTTGTAAGGGGAGATTTGGTTGTGAGGTTTGTGGGCCCGGGGTCTCGGCGGCGGGTGCCGGGAGACCTTCTGGGAGAACTTCGTTGCCCTCGACATCGAGGATCGGACTCTCGATGGCAGGAGCCTCGGTCCGGGGTACTTGGACACCGGTCTCCGGGTCGATCTGGAAGTCTCCGTCTACGGTAGGGATGCTTTGCGGAGTGCCAGGAACTCCATCTCCAGCTCCAGCCATTCCTGGGTCGCCTGCTTGCGGGATACCCCCTGCGCCAACCGGCCCTTCAGGAAGGATTTCCGGGGTGGCGGGATTTTGAGGGGCTTGCTGTGGGAGTCCAAAGGCGAACCTTCGGAGGACTGCTGCGGTTTCTGGGCTGGTGTCATTGAGTCGTGTCGCGGTGTCGAGGGCCATCTCCATGCGGGCCTTCAGCTCTACGCTGCCGCTCGGTTTGGCTCCTGCAAAAGTCTCCTTGGTGAGGACAACACCGGAGCCCATGGCTGCACCTAGCAGACCGGCGTACCCAGCCTCCTTGACGGCGTCCATGATGTTGATCTCTTCGCCGGTCGCGATCTTCTCGTTGAAGTACTGACCCATCTGGTCGAGTGCTTCCTCCGCACCTTCTTCCAGACCGGGCTTGCCTATGGTCTTGAAGAACGAGGTGGCCGACTTCTTGTAGACCGAGGCGAGCATGGATGTGGCACTCGCCATGTCGATGCCTTCTTTGACGGAGGGAGCCAGCTTGCCCCAGTCCGCCTTCATTCTGTTGTAGACCCCACCGAGCTGGCGGCGGGTCATCCCGGAGTAGATCCGCTCCATACCTGCCTTACCGAGGAAGGAGAATCCACCCACCAGGGAGGTCGTAATCATACCGGAGACCATGGAGGTCTTGAGAGATTTGTCGCGGAGTTCTTCTTGTGAGAACTTCGGTGTGCCGTCGGGGTTGGTCTGCGCTTCGAGGGTCGAGTAGATCGAGGCGTAGGTGGAGCCTGCACTGCGGGCGAAGGCGGTGCTCAAGTAACTCGATGTCACTGCGGTCTTGGTGAACCGCTTGGAGAGGTCCTGCCCCACCTTGGTCAGGATCTGCTCGACCCCAACCCCCTCGATGGCCTGCCTCTTGGCGTAGCCGGAGAGAAGTCCTTTGGCCTCGACGGAGAGGGACTCGCGGATCATGCCCTTGATGCCTGCGCGGAGAGAGGTCTTCGCGGCCACGGCTCCTGCTCCCAGTGCGCCGGTTGTTAGGGTGATGCCTACATCGGCGACGACGGGGGCGACGAGCTTCATGGCATCGTAGCCAAAGCCAAGGTTCTGTCCGAACACTTGAGCCTGTGCTCTGCGGGCAGCGTCTCGCTTCTGAAGTTGGATCAGGCCATCCCGCGCGGCCTCGTTGCCGAACATGGCAGCAACCCCCATGACCAGACCTGGACCGGCATCGACGACGGAGTCAATCGCACCGCCCGCCATGTCGCGGAACTTCGAGTGGTTGTCGGGGTTGGACATCCACTCGTCGAGGATCTCGGCATCGGTGGCACCGGCACTCTTCTTGCTCTCGAAGAAGTTGAGGAAGCTGACCTTGTCACCTGGCTTGGTGATCGTGTCGGTGATCCCGGAGATAGCTCCAGTGAATCCCTTGCCTGGTTTCTCGGCCTCGATGATCGTGTTGAATACTCCCGGCGCGTAGGCAGACAGCTTGGCCTCCCGGTTGTCGATGAGCATCTGCTTCTGGGACTCGGGGATGATCTTGGACTCGCGGACGGTCTTGTCGAAGACATCCTTCTTGAGCATCACACCCATGGGGATGTGGGCTTCTCCACCGGAGAGGATCTTGACGTTGGAGTCGAGGTCCTCCGTGTTGGTCTCTGGGGAAGCGAGGGTGGTGAGGAAGTCGCGAGTGAACTTCTCCCGCTCCTCCGGGGTGTACTCACTGGCGAACCCCTTGGCGGAGATGGCGAGGTTGATCTTGTCCACTGCCCACGGGTTGATCTCGAACCCTTTGTCGAGTGCCATCTGGGAGTTGGCGACGACCTTCGAGACTCCATCATCACTGCCTACCAGGTCTCCAATGAACTGGAAGAACTCCTGCTTCCGATCAAGCTCCGCCTCGGGGACGGTGTAGCCCTCAGGGACAGAGAGCTTGCGACGTACCGCAGAGATGAGTCCTGCATCCAACTCTGGGTTGGCAGCGAAGTGCATGGCGAGGGCTTTGTCATCCCCGGCGAGAGCGATGAGGGATGGCGAGAGTTCGAGACGTTCGTGGAACTCCCCGTCCACCTCGTCCCGGAGGACTGCGAATGGTAGGTCCCCGCTGTTGAGGGCCTTACGCTTGGCACGGTTCTCGTCTTCCGAGGATACCAAGGAGCTGTAGAGGGCTTGATCTGTTTCCAGCTTGGCCTCGTAGGCTTCTGGGTCCTCGTAGCTGTTGCGAACCTTGTCGCTCTTCATCGCGTGCAAGGTGCGAGCGGCATCCGACACGTCCGAGTTCTCTGCCCACCGGGCTACGAGTTCCTCGCCTCCCTTTTGCTTGCTCTCGAAGAAGCCAGCGACCGGGTCTTCACCCAGATCCACTCCCGCATCCACTGCCTTCTGGATGAGGAGTCCGTCGATGTTCCCGACTACCTCGTCATCCCACTGGTTGGTAGCCAGTAGCTCCCGCTTGGCGTAATCTGAGTACCCCCGATACGGTTGAAGTTTGTCGTCAGATGGATTCTCGGCAGCGAAGTCTTTGAATGATTTCATTTCGGGGTTCCGGCAAAGCGGACCCACTTCTACACACCGACGGAGGGAGGCGCAAGTCTGGATTCCTGGTCGGGCACCTCGTTCTCGCGGTGGAGGTTTTCATCGAAGAGGATTTCACGCTTACCTGTTGCTATCACCAGCACCTTGCAAGCCCTCTCCCCCCACGTTCGCAATACCTCCACTTCGCCGTGTTTGTCGTGGAATCGACGCTCACCTGAAAACGGGCGAGAACCAGCCGAAGCACCAGACCCCTCCGTTTCAGGTTCATAATCGGGGCAGGATCGCCCGCCGTCGCAATGGTGACATCTACAGCTCATGGTTCTTTTCGGGGTGGGATTTCTTGGGCGTTCATGGTTGATAGCGGAATCTTCTTCGGCCATTTACCTATGGCACGGACCAAGGCTTCACACCGCTCTTCTTCGGAGGCGTTAAGTAGGTCGATGTCGCTCACTATCGGCGTCCCTGAGTTGTTCTTAGGACATCGCCTGCTTACGACCATTCGGAGGGCATTGATCCATTTCACCCTCAGCTCAAGATTGTCCGTGTCGTGAAGTCCGAGTGCAATCTCTGCCTCCCTAAGATCCTTGAAGCTGCGGGGGTAGTCGGGTGCGAATCGGCCTTGTTGACCGGACGGAGAAGTCCACCGCTTAATGTACAAGTGGTGCCTGTATTCATCAGGCCCACCAAACATCCATCCACATGCCTCAAGGATGGTGCTTCGCTGTTTTTGAGTGTTCATGTTTCGTGGTTGCTAGCGGATTTTCTTCAGGAAAGCGTCCCGGACCTCCTCGGCTTCTTCCCGGGTCTTGCCGGTCCCGACCTGCTTGTTGCCGATGCGAACGAAGAAGGGATCTCGCTCGTACACGTATAGCCCTGGCTTGAGTTTGGTGGGTACGTTCTTCTTGCGTGGCCGGATCGTGGCTCCCACTTCCTCCTGCATCTTCCGGAAGAAGTCCTGTGCCTCCTGCTTGGCACCGCGCGGGGTCCGGGAGGATAGCATTCGCCTGCGTTCGGAGCCGTTGACCCAGAACCTCACTCGGAACCCGTCGCCTGCCTTGCTGTAACCTCGACCGCGTGTTGGATCGGGGATTTCGATTGTTTGTGTGCTCATAGAGTTGTTGTTAGAAGTTACGCCATATCGTCGGAGTCGAACGCGCGGTCAATCGCCTTGCGGAGGAATGCTTCGTACCCCTGGTCTCCGACCTCCCCCTCCCGGATCATGCGGATGAGGAGGCCGAAGTAGGCCACGTCCACACCGATGAGTTGTTCCTCAAGGGTGTCCGCATCTTCAAGGTCCAGCTTGCTGATCTGGAACATGATCTTGAGCATCTCGCCCGCACCAATCTTCCATCCCCGGAGCACGAACTTCTTCATGCGGATGATCGAGGTCAGCGGATACAGCGAGCCTTGATACTGGAGTTGCTTGGTGAGCAGGCTCTCCAGTGCCGGTTGGTTCAGCACCAGTCCATCCTTGGTCGTGTAGTAGTTGGTGGCGTGGACGAAGTCGAAGTTCTTGTGGATCTCCTCCTGGGTGCCGCTGAAGCGGGTGACGATCTGGAGGTCGTCGGTCAGGGAGATCGCGTTCTGGGAGATGAAGGCAACCTGGTACGGGTAGGGCTCCCCGTCGGCACCCTTGATGAGGTCGCCTTTGTGCCCCCACGCACCCACGTCCATCTTGATCTGCTCCGGCTTCAGTGTGCGGAGCTTCACGTACTCCTCGGACTTGTAGTACTCATCTACATCCTCAAGTGTGAACTTCTTCCCGTCTATCCACTCGGTGAGGTATTCATCCTTGCGCCTACCATCGAGGACTCCCCCTGGGTTGTAGTACTCGCACAGGTCTCGGAGGACATCCTGATCCATGATGTACACGTCGAAGTCGTTCACGTCCTCCTGCAAGAGTAGAGATGCGATGCACCCGCCCGACACCAGGAGATTGTCCTCGACCCGCTTGCGGAGTTCTTTATTCGCGATAGCGGACAACCACGTGTCCATCTTCTTCTTAATTACCTTGCGTGCTGTTTTTGTTTGCATGTTGTTTTGTTGTTGTTAGATTGTTCAGTTCCAGTCGATGGACTCGTCGCTCCAGACCGTGCAGTCAACGCAGTGCTGTCCACAGCACGTGCCTTCGGTCTGCCCTCGTTCACCGCAGTCGGTCAACTTGTAGGGCAGCTTGGTCTCGGTGGCCGGAGCCTCAGGAGTGGGGAGTGGTGGTGTCATGGGGCTATCGTTGAAAGTGGTACAGGTGGACTGGGTATCTCCCAATCTCTTATCCTCTCGTCCGCCAGGAGTTGATTCAATATCTCTGAACGAGACCTGCTTTGTGTAGTGTCTTACCACTTCCCAACCCCTCGGAGGTCGTTCCCGGTCTTGTTTGACATCGCGAGCGGGCTGTCCGCTCCGAGAGGCTGGGAAGTGGTGACTCGTAACGTGAGTCAGTCGGTGGGGTTACTTCGCGACCTTCTTCGGAGCACGTTTGGCCTTAGTCGGTGCCTTAGTCGGTGCCTTCGGTGTGTCGTTCAGGACGATGGGTTCCTCGGCGACGGGTTCCCCGAACTCGGCGGTCACGAGAGCCTCGACCTGGGCTGCGCTCTTGCCTCGGACACTTTTCAGGAACTTGTCCCTGTCAGTGCCGTCGAGGATGCGAGTGCGACCTGCGAGTCGGGCGTACAAGTTGCCGTCGTTCGGGTTGTCCTGGTAGCTTGGCTTGCGGTCGAGTGGTGGTGTGTCCTCGTGGTTCTGTCGGTTGATGATGTCAATGGAGTGCATATTGGTAGTTGGTAAAGGGTTCCGGACTCTCCCGGTGGTCTCGCTATCTTCCGGTCTCCCGGCACAAGGTGCTCGCGTTTAACACCTTCCTTTTCCTTACGAATTACCTGATGGATCATTGTCCAAATACTGTATTTTACATTTTCATTGTGTTGGTCGCCGACTAGCGGTCTTGTGGGAGGGATACTGGAGTCCGTGGATTCCTTTATCAAGTTTTTTCTTATCTTTTTTACACGAGGCAGAGGAGGACGCTCAACGCGAAGACTCCGAAGGCCAGAACCAGGATGGCTGCGGTGGCTGACCTGGCGGGCGTGTCCCGGACGGGTTCCAGTTGGTGGTTCATTTCGTCACCCCCCGTCCGTAGAAGTTGATCGCGCGGCAGATGTTGTTGAAGATCGACGCCTTACTGGTCTCCGGGAACACGCTGGAGATGAAATGGTCTATCCCTCCAGCTTTGAGCACGAGGTCACAGTGTTTCTGTGCTCCCACGGTGGTGGGGGAGACCCACCTGGCTTGGATGATGTGGCCTGATTCGAGTTGATACTGGATGCCGGGGGCTTTCAGACGCTTGCACTTGAAGTACGCCAGACCGTTGGCGATATTCGACTCGATCTCGATGGCTCGCTTCGATCTGTCCGTCCGCTTGTCCTCTTTCGGTGGCTCTACGAACTTCCCGTGTGGGTCGTTCCGTGTCTCCGGGTTCCCAAAGACTCCTGGAGCGAACTGCTGGAGCTTCGCGATGTTCTCGGGGGTGATGTCCACCACCGGGTCATCCGAAACCGTGGTGGATTTCTTCGCGATGTACTTCTTCACGGCTTCCCGGATGCGTCTTTCTATCGCGGTGGAGCTGGTTACGGCGTACACCCGAGCGGCGACCACGCTGCCTCCGCACGGAGAATGTAGGTGGAGCCTACAGTAGACAGAACCCCCCCCATTCCCCCATTCCCGAGTGAAGAAGAAGCCTACGTCCAGTCCGTCTGCTTGGTGTACTCGTGCGATAGCCTTGCTGATGAGTGCGTCAATCTCCTTACCCGCAACGGTGTCCTTGTGAGGGAGCACGAAGATGGGGGCTGAGATGTCCTCCGTGTCACCTGATCTCGTGGTGGTGGGTTCGATGGGGATGTGAACCCAACGACGCTCGTCGAGCTGGTACGACTGGAGCTTCCCTAGCAGGTCGGGGTGCAAGGCTCCCCGGTGCGTGGTTCTGAACCCCTCGGACTCATCGAGACAGAAAGCGTTGAGGGCTCGGTAGACTTTCACCTTCCCTGTCCTGAGTCGAATTTTTGTCGGACTCTCCAGAGATCCAATGATCTTGGTTTCGATTATTTTTTGTTTGCTCATATTGTTTATTGGTTGCACCTGGAAACCCCGTGGCCGGACTAGCGGCTCACGGGGTGATGGGGTTGGGCTTGTCTCACCGGTTGGTGATAAGCAGGCCAATGGTCTTGGCGTTGTTGCCCTCGTGGTCTCGCTGCTCCCGTATCAGTCTCGGGAGGCTGAACGGGTTGGTCAGCCATGCCTGGAGGCGTTGGCGGGCGTGGAGTCTTCTCAGGTTCCTCAGTGCGAGCTTGCGGTGTTGGATCTCAGTTTTGTTTTTCATGGTTTCGTTAGATTTTCGGCTTCTTCAGGTCTACTATCTTTTTGACGTTAGAGTCGCGCTTTAGGACGGCTCGGGCTTTCTTGATACTGACCGCCCGGACTTCCTGCTCGATGGTCTGTCCGTTGGTCAAGTAGACCGTGGCGATCCAGGTGTGGACTATCGTGGTGTTGATGCTCACTTCTGCGTTGCTCGGGAGATGGTTGCGTCGATGAGGGCGATCTGTTCTCTCACAATCTCATGGAAATCTCGCTCGTTGGGGATGATCTCAAGGCACAGCGCGAGGAACCGCAGGTCGCTGCGGAGTTGATCCAGGAGTGCCGGGGCGGCACTCCGGAGGCGTAGCCACTGTCGGGCAGTCTCGATCTGTAGGGTTCCTGAGCGGTGGAACGCTTCCAACCGCTCTTCCGCCGCATTCGCCTCCGTCAACTCCTTCTGCCGCTGTTCCCTCTTCCACTTGGCGTAGGTCTCCTTCTGCTCCTTGACTAGCTGGACGAGGCGATAGTAGTAATCGTTGATCGCCCGCACCACGTAGGCGGGGATTTGGTAGCCCTCCTCCCCGCTCTGGGGGTTGCCTTGTTGACGGCGTTCGCAGTGGTTGATCTCTTCTTGCGTGCCGAAGTGGTGGGCAAGGAGCGCGAGGTTTTCGGAGTGGGCGTTGCCCGCTTCGTTGGCTTTGTAGCGGGCAAGAACTACTACCGGAAACCCCGGGGTCTGTGGAGTCTTGGCGTGCGCGGCTCGCTTGATCTGGTTGTGGATCTCGTTCCACCGGTCGGCGGCGAGCGTGGCGGGGGTCTTCTCGATGTTCCACAGTGTCCCGTCCGCGTTGCGGATGACCCGGTGAGTCGTTGGGATTTCCCATCTTCCGGCGACCAAGAATCCCTTTAGCACGACGATGGTTTCTAGGGAGTAGTATCCGACGGTGATTTCCTGAACCAGGGCACCGCTCCGGACGAGTTGATTGTGATAAGCGGAGGATAGGTTCCCCGGGTTGTTGCTGTTTGCTTGTGTATTCATTGCACCCGGAAACCCCGTGGCCTTGTCAGGGGCTCACAGGGTGATGGGGTTGGGCTGGGCTGGTTCAATGCACGGGGAGATACTTCGCGAGGGTGGCCACATCTCCAGGCCACACCAGGACGACGTCCTTGGGTTCATATACCAGCTCCCCATAAGCGTCCTCCAATGATCCGTTGGGCAAGAACTGCGCCCCGTGTTCGAGGTTGTGATGGCACTGTCCTAACTGGGCAGCTCGGGTCGCCCCGTGCGGGGTCTCTGCGGTGCGGAGCGTGGTGCTGGACTTCTCGTATTCTCCGTTCCGAATGTTGATTGTTACGATGTAATGTTTCATATTTTTGTTTGGTTGCACCCGGAAACCCCGTGGCCGGGTTAGTGGCTCACGGGGTGATGTGGGGAGACTGGGCTCGTTTGATCTACCTGTCAAACTTTTCTTTGATAAATCTTTTTATGGTATCCGGAACCGTTGCATCTCCTGCATTTCCTCGTCTTATGCCATCCATTCCCCGCGCACTTCTGGCAGTGCAGGGGCTCTGGGTCTGGCTCGTTGGTGAGTCGGAACGGTGCGGTGATGGCGGGCGGGAAGAACTTGCTTGTCGGGGTGTCGGGTTTCATGTCGTCTGCTTGGTTGCGAGGTATTGTAGTTTGAACTGAGCTTTTCGCTTCGCGGCATTGGCTCGGTATCGTCTCTGGGAGCGTTGCCGTGTGCATGTGACGCACTCGCTTCTGCCCTCATACTTGTCACCCGGCTCGCCGCACAGGCTGCAATCGGGCTCTTTCTCAGCTTCCGTGGGTGTGGGTTTCCAGTAGTCTTGGGAGGCGCGTTGCGCTTGTGTCTCTGTCGATGTTTTCATTGCACCCGGAAACCCCGTGGCCGGTTGAGGGGCTCACGGGGTGGGGGTTGGGCTTGCTTGAGTTACTTCAGACCATACCGGCGTGCCTTGCTTGCCAGGTGGGCGCGGAGTTCTGGCAATCCTTTCCCCGACCAGGCGGCATTGCGGGTAGCCGTGCCACAGCTCGTGTCCCAGATGTCATTGCTCCCGTGGCGGAGGTTCACCCGGTGCCCCGAATCGTGCCGGTAGTGGTGAATAAAGTAGTGCCGCCCCGTCAACTCGGTTCCGTGTGGATCGACTACGGGGGTGGTGTGGGTGTATTGATAGGCGCGTTTCGCTACCAGGCGGTTGAAGGCTTCCCATCCGTCCGGGGATGGTATGTTTCCTGAGTATGTCGATGAGGGGTTCTTGATTGCGATCATGGTTTCTGGTGGTTTGATTTATTGGTTGCACCCGGAAACCCCGTGGCCGGACTAGCGGCTCACGGGGTGGGGGTTGGGTTTGTTTGAGTTACTTGTCCCAGATCTCCGCCACGACGGCGGGCGGAACGCCTGATAGACTCCTCGGGATCTCGTAGCTGAAGGGGACACCTACCAGGTTTCCCCCTTTGGTGGTGACTTCAAAATCGTCGCCCTCGCTTATCCCGGATAGCGTGTGACCGGAGACGGCGACCTCATATGCCGCCCCGTCGCGTGCCACCAGGATGACTCCTGTCAGGCCGAAACTGTTTGACGTGCTGGAGATGGCCGCGACTCGGAAAATCCGAGTGATCGGGATCGTCTTGAGCTTATAGCTTTCGAGCAGATCCCGCCGGACGTATCTCTCTGTGATGAAGCAGTGAACCCACGTGTCGGGGTTCCCTACGCAACCGCTTGCCAGCTCCGTGTCCCAGCCGTTTAGTTTGGCGAAGTCGGCGGCGGCGGCGGCGTGCCGGTGATACGTCGGCGCGTTGTAGTCGTGCCGGTTGTCGATGGCGTCCACGCTCCAGATCTTGGCGGGCACTCCTTCGGCGGATACTTTGATTCGGGCGGGTTTGGTTTCGGTGAAACTCAAGTACTTTGTTTTGATTGCTTTCATGGTTGTTTATTGGTTGCACCCGGAAACCCCGTGGCCGGTTTAGCGGCTCACGGGGTGGGGGTTGGGTTTGTTTGGATCACTCCCCATAATAAGGTTTGTTATCTCGGCAGTATTGATCTAAGTCGCCATATCTTTCCACCGTGTCAAAATCCTCTCCGATTTCCTCAAGATATACCCCGTAGGAACCGGCCACATATTCCGCATCCTCCAGAGTCCCCGCCCGGTCAACTCGTGAGCAATGCCTCCCATGGATGAAAGCTATCAATCCTCTTTCTCCATAGGGGCACCGGTCTGCTAGCTCTTCAATTTGTGTCTTCTTTTTCGTTGTCATTGGTTTGGTTTGGTTGGTTGCACCCGGAAACCCCGTGGCCGGTTGAAGGGCTCACGGGGTGGGGGTTGGGCTTGCTTGGATCAGATTAGGGAATATCCCGCCTCGCGCAAATCTGAGGTGAAATCGTAAAGGCGTTGGAGGTTCCCACAGATTTCCACATCGAAAAACGGGCTTCCGTCGGCGTGCGTTTTGACTCCATCGTGGAAGTTCACAACGTGGCGGGCTTTTCCGATGGCGGGCGTCACGCGGTACCGCTTCCCTAGATCGGGCTTAGGCGCGGGCGCGGGCACGAGTCCGAAAACCTCCACCTGTTTCCCCTCGGCTTGCACCCTGTCGCGTATCTTGCCATGCAGGGCGATGGGATCGGGGGCTGAGATGCACTCCTGGAGCCCGCCGGATGGTACCCGCGCCTCCCATATCCCCGCGGAGTCTTTCTCCTTCGGGGCTCCTGTCCCGGTCTCGTAGAGTCTCCAGCTTTCGACTCCATAGGCGCGGCGGAGAGTTTCGCGGATAGCTCCCACATCTCCCCACCCGGCGACCAGTAAGGGAATGATTATGTCCCGGGTTTCTGGCGTCTCTGTGAAATGTCTCGCCGTCTCGTAGAAGTAGCATTCCTTTTCGATGAAGGCCGTGGATCTCTCCTCCGCGGAGTGAAGGACGAGCCCGCGCGGGCTCACGTGCGCCGATGATTCTCGGCTTGTTTCTGTTTGGTGGTTGCTCATATTGTTGTAGTGGTTGCACCCGGAAACCCCGTGGCCGGTTGACGGGCTCACGGGGTGGCGGGCGGGGCTTGTTTGCGGGGCTTATGAGAGGCGGACGCCTTCACGCTGGGCGCGGCGCGTTCCAAAGAATCGCGAGTCATCAAAAGACGTATAGGGACGGGCACCGGCAAAGCCCTCTTGATATTCGTCTGCGTCACCGGCGCGGTAGCTTATGCAATCCTGGCCAAGTAGATCAGACGCCTTGGCCAATGTGGCGAGGGTGATGCTTTCCAGCGGTGCCTTGATTACGAGTACCCATTCAAATCCATCATCACAGATGGACTTGGCGACGTAGGTCTCAAGGGTTTCAATCCCTAATCCGTGAAGCAGATTGATTACCCGGATTGCGGGGATGGTGGACTTGTCGGGACGGCTTAGGCCAATGTTGGCGATGATTTGTTTTTCGTTTTTCATGTTTGTATTGGTTGGTTGCTTGGTTGCACCCGGAAACCCCGTGGCCGGTTTGAACGGCTCACAGGGTGGGGGCTGGGGCTTGCTTGGTTCAATGAACCCGGCGAGGGTGTGGCTGGGCAAGCCGGGCTCTCAATGCGTCCAGTCTCTTGTTGTATCTATCCTCCTTTTCATCTTTCAGATTCTCCGCAATGACGGAATCAATCGCGGCTTGGTAGCTGTCCGCATGAAACTCGTGCTTGGATAGATCTAGATCCGCTTGTTCAATGTCCACCCCGGTCTCTGCTTCGATGAAAGCCCGGATTGCGTTTTCGATGTGGAACGCTGCACCTGCAAAGAGTTCACTGTGAAGCGGGGAATCTTCGAGATCCACCCGTGACCGGCTGAGGGTTTCGAGGGTCTGGCGGGCGGATGGGCTTAGTTGCGTTTTCATGGTTGTTGGTTGGTTGTTCGCCGGAGTTTCTGGCGACGGGGAGAGATTACGCTGGGAAGATGAATCTTTCCAAGCTTTTTCTGAACTATTCTTTTCCATGGATACCCGAAACCATACGGGACAAGGGATTGCGGGGGCATTTATTTTTGTGGATGGGAGACCGGAGACCATCTAACAGGGGCTAGGGAGACCGGCGAGACCGTCGACCGGCGAGACCGTCGACCGGCGAGACCGTCGACCGGCGAGACCGGGAGACCGGGAGACCGGGAGACCGGGAGACCGGGAGACCGGGAGACCGGGAGACCGTCGACCCTGCAATCCGTCCATAGTATAGGGAGCCGTTCTTGCGGTGTTCAGACGAGTAAGGGATTCAGGGATTCAGGGAGTCACCTCAGCTTGGCACTAACGCAAGCTGGAGGCGTTAGGGCTCAGGCCCGCCCGGTGATCCATAATCCCGCCAATCAACTACCCATCGGAGACCCTCTAACAGGGGATAAGTCACTGGTAACCAAGGAGTTAAGCATCCACTTCGTATTATGTCTATTGTAACAAGTAGAGACCCGCAATCCCTTACGCCATAAGGGTTGCAGCCTGGAGCGGCGGACGTGACGACGGCGGAAACAGGGGGGAAGGAGTCGATCAGGCCAGGAGACAGGGGACACGCCACCCCCCTCGACCCGGTTTTTATGCAGCGTTCCGACCATAGTATGGGGGGACTCCGAAAATTTCCTGAAAAACGGTCCATGACCACGTAGACATTGGATTGCAGCTTCCCCCTGTCCATGACCACAGGACCAGCCCTGGACCCCCGGACTCGGTGAAGTGGGGGATGTTGGGTCAGGGGGAGCCGGGAGTGGGGAGGGGTGGATCTGTGGGTCAGCAATACCAGAGTGATCTGAGATGAGTACCTATGTACGGAATCACGTACGGGATCTCGACTACGGTGTCAGGGGTGGCCCAATCTGGAACCGATTCTGAGAGCGTTTCAGATTTCCGGGGTGATTTGGCGAAACGCTCTCAGAAATGCAGTTCCACCTGTCCACGTTTTTTAGGGCCCGAAATGGGTGATTTTAGTATTTACGAAAAATTTGAGCTAGGATTTAGCGTTTCAGATTTCCGAGATCTGAAACCAATTTTTTCAGCGTTTCGCGCGAAACCGATTCTGAGAGCGTTTCAGATCCATTTTTCCGGGTTTTCGTCTTTCTTAACTAACTAATCCCCTGACCACATCATTTTCGAGCAAACCGGATCAAGGACCTCGAATCTGTTAGGGTCCCCCTGTGGCCCTTATTTTGTATACCTTTTTTCCTTTTTATATTATTTAGAACTTTTCTTAACTAAGTAATTATACTACCTCACCAAATCTACCGCTGGGAGAACCTGAAAAAAAAAGCACTAAAATGAAAAAAATACGGTCCTACAGCAGAAGCAGTTTTTGTCAGGAAGGGGGATTACTTAGGTCAATACCAATAAAAACTTGACAGGGTTTCGGGACCCGGTATTGTGGCCTCCATGACCAAAACAAGTGAAACGAATGGAACTGCGATTTCCCCAACACCCGGCCCAAAGGACTCAGGGGTACATCTGGAACTGCGCTGTGAGCCCTCCCCAACTCCCGAAACCGACAACACGAAGAAGTTCGAGGGATCGCCCCTCGCCCGCAAGAAGCGAGCCCCAATGACCCAGGCCACCAAGAACAAGATCGCCGCTGCCCGGACTGGTAAGCGGATGAGTCAGGCCACCAGAGACAAGATCGCAGCCGCGGCAACGGTCAAGTGGGCGAGCCGTACGAAAGAGCAGATCGCCCTCATCTCCGCCAACATCCGCACGGGTCACCGACCCCCGGGATGGGTGATGCCACTCGTTGCCGTGAGGTCGCCAACCGGCCCGTCTTTCGAGCACCTGCCGAAGTATCCACATGAACCGGTCGCGTTCCCAAGAACCGGCCCCCGGCATGGGAAGGTGACGATCACCATCGAGCCGGAGTATTATGACGACCTGATTGGACGAGTGGTCCGCCTAATGCCCTTCGCCGCGTTGGATGACCCCTGGCCCGACAACATCGAGCAATGGCTGACGTTCGAGTTCACGGACGAGTTGGTGATCTGTCACGGGTACCGGGTCCTCCGGCATCCCAAAAGCAGTGCGGATTACCTGGAAGGCACTTCCAACGTCGATGGCACCGTGTACCGGATCTACGGCCAGGACCTCGTCGTCGAGTGTTCGGACGGTCGGAGCCAAACGCTGTGGGTGGCGCGGATCTCCCGGGACGGGCACTAAAATAAATTCAGAAAAAGATTGCCGGGGGACCCGGGATCACCGATACCAAGGAGACATGAGTAACGAAAAACAACTAGAGGATACGAAGGAAGCGCGAGTGGAGAGAACCGCCAACACCCTCGACGCCATCTTTCGTGGGGAAGATGTAACCCCTCCCACTAAAGCAGAAGAGGCTGAGATGACGGATCACGTCGCGGAGTTAATCAAAAAAGAAGCTCTCATCTACAAGAAAGACCTCGCCACAAGTCCTTGGGTGGGTATTGCCAAAACCAAAGTCGATCCCCTTTGCTTTCAACCCATCGGAGAAAAGGTCACCGATCCCGACGACGACTTCAACGAGCCACTCCCGGAGCGCACTTGCAACCTGGACGACGAGAGCTGCGAATCTTGCAGTTGAACCCCACGGAACCATGAGTAAGCGAAACACACCGACCCTCGAGGATCTGATCTCCAAGGCGACCCTCAGCGAGAAGCTGCTGATCGAAGCAGTCCTCACTGCACAAGGAGAGAGCCCGGACACCCTCGACGCAAAGAAGAAGCTCCTGGAATGGGAATCGAAGAGGCTTGACTACGCCCTCGTATGGTTCGGGGATCTTATGAGGAGAACCATGATGGAGCACCCGGGGGGAACCCAGGGCCTCAAACAGGGCCTCGACCGCGCCATGGAAGGGTACATCAAAAGGAACCCAAAACCACGACCATGATCCTCACTGAGCCAGTCACCGTCTCCCTACCGATCTACGGATGGGTGGGAGCACTGATCGCCCTGGTGGTGGTGTCTGTATTTGGTGGCCTTTTCCTGATAACGTACCTAGCACACAAATGAAAATCCCACTACAACGCCTCGTCACCTTCCTCAACATCCCCCGCTCCACCAGGATGCTCCTCGGGTGTGGGGTGATCCCCATCGCCATGATCCTGCTGAAGAGCGGATACGATCTCAGTGCACTGATCTGGGCTGTGGCCGGAGGTGCCCTGGTCTTCCTTTAACCCACACGAATGGACATCAGGAACCTCACCCGTTGGTGGTTCGCCCCAAGAAGGCGGATAGCCCAACTGCGGATCGACCTCCGGAAAGTCCGGGAATACAACCTCTTGCTCGCAACCGAAAACCACAAACTAGAAACTGAAATGAACATCGAGATCGACGACCACAAGATTGCCCTACTGGTCAATGCAATCACAGCGGAGCTGAAGCCCTTCACGAAAACCCAGAGTCTCCGAGCACGGGTCTCCGGGATTGTGCTGGAGCACCTGAAGCCCAAAGCCGGAACCTCTTGCGGTAGATCAGCAAATTCCGCCATGGCACGGTTCGAGGACTCCATGGCAGAGGTAGATCAGTGGTTGTATGACGAGATGGAGAAGTGGCACCGGGACAAATGCCAGGATGTGTACAGCGAACTGGCGAGCAAGGAGACCCCACACGAATGAAAACACTCCACGACAAACACATCGACCTGCTGGACAGCGTGAACTATGCGCTCACCCAGAAACACCACGACGACGCCCGTCTCGCGCTCCGCTACTGGAGGCAGGGGGTGGAAGACGCTGGACTCAAGTTGGACCTGTGTGCCGCAGACTGGCACTACATAGATAAAGGTATCGAGAGAGACATGACAGCCGGGGTCTTCTTGGATTGGAAGCCGGAGCAGACCCCACCCGTCAGCTTCATCGAACCTGAGAACCTGCCGCCCGACATCGCCGAGTTCCGTGAAAAGACAGACGCAGCAGTCAACAAGGCGGCGAAGCAGGCACTCGCTCACTTCAATGAAGCCGCCAGTGACGCACTCAAGAAGCACTGCGGTAAACTGCCAAGTGCCCCCGAACTCATGGATCACGCGAAAGCCAAAGTATCGCCGGACGGCACCCGAGTCCTGACGTGGGACGGAGAGGTGATCCTCACGATCCTGCCCCCAGTAGTCACCCAGGACCCCTTCCCCGGACAATCCGGAATTTGCTGATCTACCGCAAGAGGTTCCGGCTTTGACCTACCCGTATCCGATGAATGTCATCTCACCGATTTCCGTGTGGAGGTACTCGAAGATGGAGCCACCCCCACGAGAGTCCGTCACCTCACGAGATCCAGACACAGACACCTCGGACATATCGGCGAGGACTTGAAGGATCGCCCCGAGAGGTAGCTCCTGCATGTCCGCTACGAGACCGTCCTGTGGCCCGTCTGTGAAGTGGAAGATCATCCTTCGAGGTTGAGACCTGCGAGGAAGGCCACCCGAAGCCGGTCTTCCAGCTCTCCGTAGAGACGGGCGTGGTCCTTGGGGAGGCGAGTGTCCATGGCATCGAGACCAGCCGGACTGGCGCAGAACTCGCGGAAGGACTCCTCGATGAAGGAGAGTCCAACATCCTTGGCAACCGCGGCCTGCTCGTTGAGCGTGTCATCGGGTGGAGTCTCGATGACCGGAGTCTCGACGACCGGAGTCTCGACGACCGGAGTCTCGACGACCGGAGCTTCGACGACGACTCCCGGAGGACCGGGATAGACTGTGACAACGCCGGGAGTCGGGGACTCGCAAGCGGATGAGGTTGGTTTTTTAGCTGACGGGATTATTTTCAGTGGACGTTTGTTTCTTGCCATGCACGGACGATAGGCACAAGGAACGCGGAGGCGAGAAAATAATTACGAATTATCTCGACGACTCTGCGGAGCGGGGGGAAGGTACCTCGACATGAACAAACCCATTGGTCCCCTGAACCAGCCACTCGGAAGCCCAACATTGAACTCGCTCGCCGCTCCCGACATGGTGAACGAGCCGCCCCATTATAAGGCCCATGCCAGCGGGGTAGAATGTATCACGATCACGGAGCACATGGGGTTCAACCTCGGTAATGCTGTGAAATACATCTGGAGAGCTGACGAAAAGGGCAAGGCAATCCAGGATCTCAAGAAAGCCCGGTGGTATATCGACCGAGAAATCACCCGTCGCCTAGCTAAAGATCAGACGCCATGAATAAGAAATCATCCGCTTGTTCGCGGTTGGTCGATACCCTGAGAGCGGAGGCAAAGGGGAACGATCTGAGCGAGGACGACCAAGGAAATCTACGGGTGTTGGCGGAAACTAAGGATGGTAAATTTTATAAGCTCGGACACGTATCCGCCGACTTGGTTTACCAATCTCCCAGGGTTGCCAAGGCAGCAATCGAGCGCATCAAATTTCACAAAACTTTAAAGATATGACAACAGAAAAAACATGGATGGAAGAGGCTCGTCAGATCGCCGCGCAATGCTGGCGTGACGAGGAAACGCAAGATCGTGAAATGGATGTCGTCCTCGCGGAAGCGGTGGCGAAGCGGATCGCGGCCTGGATGGAGACTGCCGCGCAGAGCCAACGCAACACGGACTACTATCGTGGTCTGTTGGAGCGATGTGGGAAAGCGATTGGCGACCGTGCCTACACTCAGGACGACGGGGGCAGGAGCGAGGATGTTCTTTGCGCCAAGATCCCCGAGATCGTGGAAACCGATTACGTCAACGGAGGGGGTTAAGAACAAGGAGATCACCCGTCGCCTGATGCTTGAAAAATAAATTACGAATTATCTCGACGACTCAGATCCCCCGCAATATCAAGTACCCGACATGAGTAACAAACCAATCCCGTTCCAACCTGACCACATCGAAGGGTCGAACTTAAAGTGCCAGTTCCCGCTCCTCACCATTGGCGAGGACAGTTGCATGACTACGCCGATCAAGACCGCGGTGATCCTGATGTACCGCACGGGCACCGGACCATGGATGCCCCTCTCGCCGACCATCTACTTGAACCCGGAGGGGATGATCCCGACGGACATCCTCCGCGCGGTACCCGAGGATGACATCTCCGAGGTCATCGCCCACGACATTGCCACCGGGGAGGCGACCACATTGGCCCTCGCCGAGGGGGAGACCCCAGGTCCGGGGTTCGCGAAGTTCCCAGGAGAGGGGGAGTTCTCCCAGCAAGAACTTCTCGAGGACCTGAAGGAGGCCGCTGACTGGATCGACGACACCAGCACCGAGTGTGGGCAGAACAAGGCGGCAGAAATCCGAGCCAAATACTTCGAGTGAGTAGCTACAAGAGGTACTCAAAGCCCCACGGGGGCACCGACACCCACTATGTCCCGGTGGTGTTGAGTGAGAAAGCCCGGGACAACTTCGACAAGATCTTCGGCAAGAAGGACTTCGTAGCCAAGAAACTCGCCGCACCAAAACAGTCACATGTACAAACACCGAAATAGCAACCCAGCGAAATCCCTGAGTAAGGGAGCCCTCCACGAGACATCTCCACAAGCACTCGCCCCATCGGGGCAGCGGAAGTTGATGGACACCGTGGACATCGTGTCAACGAGACTCCCAGGCAAATGGCTCCGGGTCTTCCCGGCCACAGCAAAGGAGATCTTCTTCATCCAGGCAGTCGAGCACCAGCAAGACAAGTTCGCTCCGGCCCAAGGAGCGGGGATCTTGGTGAGACCGGAGGTACTGGCATGATCGCGATCAAAATACCCGACGATATAGCTTTCGGATTCCTTGTCACGGTGGTGATCGTCGCCTTCTTCCTGGCAGTGGGGAAAGGCCGTGACTCACAGGAACAGACCTTACGAGTTCGCTACCAGGAGGAGACGAAACAAGCGGAGGCCCAACAACGCCACACCGAGGAGGAAGGGGAATGAACGAAAAGCCCCCATCCCCTCCTTTATTGTGTCGCCTCATCGGGCACCGCTGGCTAAAGCAACTCACCGATGAGAAGACAGATCCTGGATTCCGCAGGGTCACCACCTACAACATCCAATTTTGCTTGAGGTGCGGTGTCCCAAACCCATCATTTGAGAAATAACAATACCATGCACATCAGAATCAAGAGAAACAAAAACGGCAAGTACTTCTGGACCCTGGTCTCCAGGAACGGCAGGACACTCGCCACCTCGGAGTCCTACTCATCCAAGCAAGCGTGCCAGAGCACCGTGGCCACGGTGTCCAAACACTCGGGGGAAATCCCCATCAAATACTGCGACTGAGCATCTCAGTTGACTGAACTCGGAAATCCCTATACAAGAACCACATGGAATCTCAAGGACTCGAAGCCCTGGAAGCCACCCAACTCGGCGGGTTGCCCCAAGAAGAATCGGAGAAGAACACGAGTCGCCTCACCACGGCTACTACGTTGCGCTCCCTCTACACCAATGCAGTTCTTGCGGATCTGGGCTCGGCGAACACCCGGGCCCAGATCCAGGGCATGATCGACGGTCGCCCACCTTTCGATCAAGCGAAGCTCAATGCGAGTGGTCAGGGTTCCCGAGCCAACGCCAACTTCCTAATGGGGCAAGACCTCGTCGCGAAGTCCAACTCCGGCTATCAGGACATCATCACCTCCCCGAAGATCTTGATGACGGTAGCCACCGAGTGGGGTGAGCCATCGGAGAGATCGGACCACAATGCGATCATCCAGGAGGAACTGACCCGCACGATTCGGAAGTGGAACGGGTTCATCCCACGCTCCCTCCGGCTCATCGACCTGTTTAACACCCATGGTGTGGGGGTCAACTACTTCCCGGACACCAAAGATTTCCGCTTCGATGTCTGTGGACTGGGGGACTTCCAGATCCCCCGGCAGACGGAAGCCAATGAAGAGAGCATCCTGTATGCAATCGCACGGAAGGACACCACAATCGTCGAGCTGCATGAGAAGATCCGCAACGAGAAGGTCGCGACTGCCGCCGGGTGGAACGTCCCTGCTGTTCTGGCGGCGATGAAGCGGGCCACCACCTCCACGGACACCACGGATCACACCAATCCGGAGGCTTTGCAGGATCAGATCAAGAACAACGACACCCTTTCCTCCGAGAAATTCGCCCACGTACCCCTCCTGAGAGGTTGGGTCCGGGAGTTCGACGGGTCGGTTTCCTACTTCCTGGCAGAGAAAGACGGAGATGGGGACTTCCTTTTCAAGGAAGAGTCCCGATATGGCAACGACGAACAAGCGTTCACCCTCTTCTGCTATGGAGTGGGGAATGGCAAGTACCACGGAATCCGCGGTCTCGGCCACATGATCTTCGCCCTCGTCCAGATCCACAACCGCCTCATGTGCCAGAAGGCAGACGGGGTGATGCTCGACGAGTCCGTTCTCCTGCAAGCCAGCTCTTCGGAAGCCCACCAACGGGCGACACTGAACTACTTGGGGCCGTTCTCCCTTATGGATCAAGGCTTTGAGGTCGTGGATCGCAAGGTCAGTGGCACGTCGGAGCGCACACTCCCCTTCTTGAACGAAGTCAAGGGCCTCATGGGGCAGGTCTCGAGCCGGTTCGTAGAGAGTTCCAATGGAGGGACTTACACGAACGAGGCGGACACCCTCGCCCAACTCGAGTCTCAAGGAGATTCGGGTCCCATCGACCTGTTCTACGTGGCATTCGACCGAGTTATCCGTCAGATGTGCAAGCGCATCATCGGTGGATCTGCCAGCGACTCCGACCCATTGGTCAAGGAGTTCCACAAAAGGTGCAACAAGGCGGGCATCACCAAGGAGATCTTCGAGTCCATCGACCACGACAGCACTTACGCCTATCGCGCCCTGGGTGCAGGGTCCCCGGCGGCACGCTCCCTGTCCTTCCAGAAACTTCTCAAGATCCTCCCGCAGCTCGACGAGATCGGGCGCAAGAATCTCATCTATCGCTTCGTGGAGAACCTCGTCGGCTATCAGAACGCCGGGGAATTTGCCTCGAAGTCAGAACTCCCAAGGCAAAACGGAGAAGCGGCCCTCGCCGGACTGGAGAACATCCTGCTCCTGCAAGGGAATCCCGTCCCGGTACTCGCGTACCAGATGCACGGAGCGCACGCCGAGATCCATCTCCCAGAGATCCAGAGGGTTCTCGACGGAGTGGAGACCGGCGAGGTCGATCCGATGGAGGCACTGCCAGGGTTGCAAGCGGCACTCGAGCACATCGGGAAGCACGGCGAGCAGCTCGGCCAGGACCCTTCCCAGTCAGTTCTCTATGGCGAAGTCCAAGAGATCCTCAACAACCTCAACCAGATTGTCACCAACATGGGCCGCAAGATCAAGGCGGCACAGAGGCAGGAGGCAGAGGCAGGCGGAGGAGCACAAGATCAAGAAGGCCCAAGCCCAGAGGAACAGTCGGCCCAGATCAAAGTGGATCTGGAGCGGTTCAAGTACGACATGGCGAAAGCGAAAGGAGAGCTTGACCTTGCTATCACAAAGGCCAAGGCTGACCAGAACCTAGCACTGACCGACATGAAAGAGGCAGACGCCCTCACCAAGAAACTCCTCAACCCGAGGAGTGACTACTCAGAAAGACGATGATTAAGAACTTTTTTAAACTGACACCACCCCAAGCCGACCCCCGTCCCACCCTCAACGACTGGCTTTCCCACGATGGGAACCGCCAGAGACTTGCCCAGATCCTCGCAGATCCGGTGTTCCGAGCAGCTATGGCCTTCGTAGAGGAGGACTTCCGGGTCAAGCTGGGCGATCTCTGCGGGCCAAAGGCTTTGCTGGCAGAGGAGGTCGTACGCAAAGCGGCGATGCACGCCGCGATCCCAGAAGCAAAAGACGCTCTCAAGAAAATTGTGCTCCGACCAATGGACTCCACCACTGGAGACCCCGAACCGTGGGCGCATATTACACCAGACAACAAATAATACACAATGGCACTCGAACCAGTAGGAACAGTAACCGCGCCCACCATTTCAGGTGACGCATTCGTCGATGCGATGACCCCAAAGGGAGACGCTCCGGCAGAACCCGCAGTGGTGGAACCGGTAGCCCCGGAACCAGCAGCCCAGGAACCCGCCAAGGTGGAACCCGCCAAGGTGGAACCGGTGGCCCCGGAACCCAAGAAGGAGGAACCGGCGAAGACCGGCGACCCTTTCGACGAACTCGGGGGCGATGCAGAGCCAGTCAAGAAGGACATCCCGACCGACGAGAAGACCGATGAGGAGAAGGCAGCGGAGGCCAAGGCCGAAGAAGACGCCAAAGCCCAAGAGGTCGAGGACGGGAAGAAGCCCAAGGACAAGGCCGGTGTTCGCATCGAAGAGCTGAAGACCGAGATCAAGGATGTCTGGAAGGCGAAAGTCGCTGAACGAGACGGAGAGATTGCATCCAGAGACGCTGAGATCGAGGCCCTGAAAGGCTCGAATCAGGAAGTCGAGGAGCTTCGGAAGTTCAAAGAGGACTACCAGAACGAGATGTCCGTCGTCAAGTTGGAGAAGACCGACGCCTTCAAGGCAGCGATCTCGGACCCACTGGACAAGATCGAGACGAAAGCCATGGAGATCGCCAAGGAATCGGGGATCGACCCATCCCAACTACTCAAGGCGTTCACCGCCTCGGAGAGTTCCGAGCGCAAGAGCATCCTCAAGGAGGCACTCAGCGGCCTCGGGGTGAGTGACGAGGACGCCTACGAACTCCGCAAGATGATCTCCGACACCCAGACGATCTTCGAGAAGCGGGATGAACTGTTTGAGAACTCAGACAAGGCCCTCGCCGAACTCGCTGCCCGCAAGGGGAAGGAGGACGAGCGAGCCGCCGCCACCCGCCGCGAGGAGTGGGGAGACAACACCGAGCTGGCTTCCAAGAGGATTGCCGACAAGATCCCCATGATCCGCGACATCGTCGAAGGAGTCACCGGATCGGTCAAAGACATTGACCTCGACACCCTCGACCCAGTGAACCGCTCCTACTACGCAGTCACCGGAGCAGCCTTCCCGAAGGTTGTGAAGAAGCTCACCGAACTCCAGGAGGAGAACGACAGTCTGCTCGATGAGATCTCAGCCTTCAAGAAGGCATCGCCGAACTTCAAGGGAGGAGCCTCCCCCACAGAGAAAACGAAACCGAAAGACTTCGGGGCAGCGATGCTTCAAGGACTCGGTCACGCTGGATAACCAGAAAAACCCAAACAGCCCGGTGTCGTTCTACGGCACCGGGTTTTTCTTTTTGACATCCTAACGGATTCCTGCTTATCTCACAGGCGTACTTAGTGGTACCCCTGCTCGCGGTAGATGCGTTCCAGCCACGAAGTTCCCCGGAATACGGCTTTCCCTGCTCGCGGTAGATGCGTTCCAACCGTCCGGTGAATAGGAAATTTTTTCCGACCTTTGCGTCGTACCTCCGGCCATTTCCCCGGAACGGTCCTCACCGGCCACCCCGAACTCGCGCACTTGCGGTTTGGTAACCCTGTATCAACACACATCTACCCCAATACTAAATGAGCACTTATGCACTCGCCGACGGAACTACCAACGTCGATACCCAACTCGCCCAGAACGCCTACACCATTGGTGATTCGATCTATGCGAAAACCCTGAATAGTTCCAAGTGGAACGCCCTCACACCCAAGACTGCGCTGCCGACCAACATGGGCGACCAGCTCACAGCTCTTGTGTACAACGCCTCTCTCCCGACCACCACAGCCAACGGCTCGACGGTCGGTGTGAACTGGACCGCAATCGGTGCTGACCCACTCGGTGCGAACTCCCTCAACGCCTCCACTTCGGAGCAGGTGATTGCCGGAGCCGCAGGTGAGACCATCGGCACGGACGATCCAATGTCGTACGCCAAGTGGACCAAGAAACTCCTCGCCTACGGACTGGAGATCACTCGCATCAAGTCGCCTTGGCTTGACGTGAATGACTTCCGCACCGCAGCCGGTGTTGTCCGTCAGACCTCCGCCCTGATGAAGGCCCTGAAAGGGACCGTTCAGTGGGCATGGGAACGCCGATACCAGAGCCAGTTTGAGAAGACCGCAGGTAACCTGGTTCCTTGCTTGGCGACTGGCACTCCTATCCTGAGCACAGTGGATGGCGACGGTGACAGTACCGCGGACGACACGTTCTTCGGTGAGACGCTGACCGACGGACTTGACCTCGTCACTTCCGGAGCAAGCAACTCAGACGTTACCCCTACCGCCAACATCTCGAATGCGATCCTCGACAAGGTTTACACCCGTCTCCAGATCGTCACTTCGATTGATGACGCATGGGGCATCGACAACGGTTCGCCGATCTACTGCCTGGTCATCTCCAACGATGCCTCCCTCGTCGTCAGACGTGAGTCCGGTATCCGCGACGATGTCCGTGAGTCCACCCTCGTTGACAGCCTCATCAAGCCACTCGGCATCAATGAGTCCTTCAGGGGTTACTACCACCTCAAGCAGCCGGACATGCCACGGTTCACGATCAGTGCGGGTGCCCTCACTCGGATCGAACCGCTCGATGCTCAAGGTCAGTATGTTGCTGCCTACGACACCGCTCCGTTCGAGGCCGCTTACGTGGTCCACAAGGAAGTTCTGGAATCCCAGGTTCCTGCGTCGAACGTCTCCGCCCCTGGTGTGAAATTCGATCCGGTCTCCTACATGGGTGACTGGGATTGGGTCAACAACAAGGACAACACGGTCAACATCCTTGGTGACAAGGGCTTCTATGTTGGCTCCCTCGCCTCGGCCATCAAGCCGAAGAACTACGAGTACGGCTACGTGATTCTCTTCAAGAGAGACTCCACCACTCCTGCTGCCTAACAACAACTTCCACCACTCAGGGTTCGACCCCCTGAGTGGTTACGGTATCACTCGGGAACTAAAAACCCCTACTACGACAGCCCACCGGCCCTCCGATAAAAAGGAGGTAACCGGTGGGCTTTCTGCGTAAAGAAACCATCGTTGACCAAACCCCGAAAATCAGCCACACTGCCGACCGAGAGAAACCTCAACCCACCACCCCATGCCCAATATCTACGACGAACAATCTTTCGGTGCAGCCGGGAGCATAACACTCACCGCTGCCCAAGGGTCAACCGCCATCGACGCCGCATGGATCAGGTGCATCGGAGCCACGGTGTTCACCACCCTCACCGATGGCCTAGAAGCCTCGGGCGGAGCAGCCTCGACCTCGTTGACCTACACGGATGGGACCACCCTTTATGGGAAGTTCTCCACGATCAACGTCGCCTCCGGGGCAGCTCGTTGCTACCTCTCCTCCCCACTCAGGTAAGCAGGGGTCTCCACCACATGCTGCCTTGCAAAGAGGAGGCGTAGGTGCTCTAATCCACGTGACGAATCCCCACACCCATGGCATCCATCTCCAACACCGCAATAGCGAAGACCGTCCTAGAGTTGATGTCCCTTTCGGATAGCCTCACCCCGCAGGCCCAGACACTCCTGAGAGGGTTGGTAGGGGCCGCTCCCGTCGCTGAGGCTAAGTCAGGGAGCTTCACGGCAGTTGCCAACTTCCAGTACACCCTACTGGCTACAGGGACGGTCACAGACCCAGCTACCGCAGCGGAGGGGGATGCCTACACAGTGTTCGTCAGTGCCGGGACAGGGACCATCGGGGGAACTGCTTACCCCGCAGAGGCGATAATCATCCGTTCATACGAATCCGCCGCTTGGAAGAATACAGTTGTTGGTGGAGCCGATGGAGCCGATGGCGAACCGGGAACGATTACAGTTTCCGACACAGCGCCAGTTTCACCAGAGGATGGTGCGCTATGGCTAGACAGCACACAAACAAAGCTGTACGTTTATTATAAC